CATAAAGATTATATTGTTTATAAATATTATTATTTGAATCATAAATGGTGTAAATTCCATCATCAATTGATTTAGTTTGATTACCATACAATGCAATTGCAAGTGATGATGTATCATATTCAACCATTTCAATATCTAAAGTAATAGGATTGAAAAATGTATTTGTAATAATAATACTTTGCGCAGGTTGACCAATAAAAGGTGTCGCATTAGGTTTATTAGTTGGTGATGATGATGGTGATAATGTACAAAAAATTAAATTTGTTGCACCATCAACATATCTGTATCTTATAGCTTTTTGTGAAGTATTTGTTAAATTTTGTGTTACAGGCTCACAGAAAAAATTTGAAGTTATTATTCTGAAAAAATTTGGTATTTTTGTACCATCACTATTTAAGTATTCAACTCTAAACCCCACAAGCCCTTGTGCCACAAATTTATTTCTAAATTGTGTAGGGATATTATTTAAATCAATAATCAAGCCTTTAACATTTGGTAATGAAGATAATACACCACAATCTGTTATTGTTGTTCGTATTTGCGCTGGACGAAGATATAATGTATAAATTCCAAGCTGATTAAATTCTTCAGCAGGTAATCTTAAATTATATAATCCACCCAAAATTTCAATATCAGGATTACCACCTGTTTCTGTATTATTAAAATAGGGTCTTAATATGTTTGCAGCATTTAATGTTTTAAGCACAAAATTGCTTGTAGCATCTCTGCTTGGTGTATAATGTAATATTATTTCAACATCTTCTGGACTCATGTCCGCACTTCGTACTGTGCCATAATTTCCTATTGCCATTTCTTATTTTTTTATAAATAGTTTTATTGCGGTTTTATTTTATAAAAACCATAACCATAATTAATTAAATTTCCTAAATTATTTATCTCACCTAATCTTTCCAGATTTTCAAATACACTACTTTTACCACGTTCAACATAAATATCTGATTGAACTTCAGGATTTGAAACAATATTTAACAAACTTTCATCTTTTACTATTGGTTCTTGAACTAACCAATTTGATGTAAGACCAGATGAATTAGCTATAAATATTGATGTACCATTTGAAAAATCTAAATAGTTTACACCATCTATCGTATAACCTGTAAATTCTGTTGTTATAGAATTAATAACGCCAAAAACTTTATTCTGCTTAATTATTGGCTTATGTAAAACAAATTTATTAACACCATATTGTGACAATTCTTGAATTCTCGAATTTGTTAACCCACTTATAATAAATGGTGTTGTTGTATAATTATTACTTGTTTGTTTATCAACAAAATTTTCAGAATCCCCACTAAAAATAAAATCATATGAAATCGGTGTTGCTGACCAGGAACCAACATTTGATATAAAATATGCCGTGCCTTTTGGGTTTTGAATAGTATTTCCAGTATATGGTACTGTTATATTTTTTTCAACAATATTTAAACCCCATGGAGTGTTTTGTATTAATTTTATAGTATAGTCGCCACTATTTGAATAATTATGCGAAATGAAATCTGGTGAAGTAGTTGTTAAAACTGTTGGTACTGTAGCATCACCCCAATCAATAGTATATGATGATAATTCTAAAAAATTAATTAATTCATCTGAGGTATTATAAACATAATAAGTATTTGGAAATCCCGTTACTGCAGAAAATACAAAATTTGTTACAACATCTTTTTGAATTATTGCACCATCAAAAACTGAATAATATCCTAAATCTATAGCTACTTGTCTAAATAAAATTGGTATTGTTAATCCAGTTAATAATGATGACCCATTTGTTCCACCTGATAAAACATTTGTCATTGATGAATATACAAATGTACATCCGCTATTATATGTTAATCCACTTGGATAACAGACTTTGAAAATATCACCACTTAAAACTTCTGGGGATATCTTGATACTATATTTATCTTCGTCAATCATGGGTTAATATATTCGTACCATTTTATTGGATTTAATGAATCCCCAACTAAAACTTCAGTTAATGGATTATTTATATCATAAACACTATATTGATAAGTGCTATAATCTAACTTGACTTTATAATAAAAATAATTTTCTTGTGAAAAATTAAATTTATTTATACCACTTAATGTTGATTGTGGTCTATTCATCATCTTATAAAAGATTCCATTTTTAGCATCAAAAAATTTAGCCGTCATGTAAAAAGTATCAATATTGATGAAATCTCTATTCTTTAGCCAATAAATAAAAAATCCTTCTTTATTTCCGATGTAATCCATTTTAAATGTTGGAATTTTAACATTTAAAAAATTTGTAGCTACGGCAATTTCAGGCGTAATACTATTTGGTGGCGTTAAAATTATTGTAAAATAGTTTTTTTGGTCTTTTTGATTTGTCGTATCATAAAAATCTAATTTAAAAAATGAACGAACAAAACTATTACTCGAATAATAAATCTGATTTGGTGTAAACCCTTGCGTAATATATGATTTATCCCATATTGTATTTGCCGAAGTTGCCCCAGATGGTGCAAAATAAAAATTATAATTTATTTCAGTATCATTTAAATTTCCAGCATGTGAAAACCTTTCAACTTCAAAATCTTTATCATTATTTATTATTTCATTGATTGTTTTTTGTTCAAAATCGATTAAACTATCACTTCTATCCAAATAATCCCAATCCATTTGAATTGGTATATTTAATTCTTTGGTTGAATTTACATTTAAAATTAATTTATAATTATTCACAATTATCTATTGTTGGATTTTGTATTGTTGTAATATTTTGAGTTACATTTCCTTCAGGGAATAATCTAAATATTATGTTTATTGTTGGGTAATGAGCACCATTTAAAAATGGATAATCAACACCAACTCCAGAATCATCTATAAATCCATAATTGTATATATCTCTCCAAATTAAATTTTGAGAATATTCTGAAAAATATGAATAATTTGGTGCTGATGCTGAATTATTAATACTGTCTTGTTCAATATATGATGAATAGGCCCTTAAAGTAATTGGATAGTGTGGTTGATAATAATAACCTTCAGGATTTGATGTGCTGATTTTTTGAATTTTAAAAAGATTAGGATTAAAATATAATTTATGATACAAATTTGATAAAACTTTTTCTTCTTGTTCAAATTTATTAAATTCACAATAATCACCATCAAGAGTATCCCCAGCATTTAAATCTTTTGTGTAATAAAATTGAAAATTAGTTGAACCTTCTGTTCTAATATAAGAATCAACAATTAAATTTGTTTTATTTATTGCATTATTTGTTAAACTCCAATATGGTGAAATATAATTTGTTAAATTAAATGAATACCCTTGTCTAATTCCTGAATTAGATGATGATATTGGTCTATTAAACCACCCAAAATACCCTTTATTTATTATTGTTACAAATAATTGTGTTAAAGGTCTATTTAGATTATCTTTGTACTTTGATATATCAATATCTTTTGTAAAATTTAATAAATATGATTGATTATTTTCAATGATTGATGTCCGTGTTTGATTATCTGGAGTAATATATTCAAATTGTTTTTTAACATTAAAAGGGTTTAGATTATATCCAGCATTATTTAATACTGAATCTTTTACGGTAGTTAATACTTTATGCTTTCTAACATAATATATTGATTTGGTTTCTGCAGAATTAGCAATATCTAAAATTCTTTTAAAAGTACCTTTAGATAAATTTAAAAATGTAAACCCTGTAAACCCGATATCATAAATATTAAATATATATTCATCAGATTGGTATGAATTATTACCTAACGAATACACTTGAAAAGTTTTAACCCCATTATAACCGCTCCAAGGATTTACAAATTCAATTTCAACCCAATCGCCAATTTTTAAATTATGTTTAACTGGACAAATAAAAGATATGCAAGGTTGTCCATTTATTGTATAAGGTCTTTTTATATAAAAAGGTATTCCATCTGAACATGTCCAAATATGATTGTTTGATTGTGTAATATGGTATTGTAACTTTTTATTATTATCGTTTTCATAAGGATATGTTATATACTGTGTCCAATTATATGTTGATGCACTTTTATTAATAAATTTAATATGTGGTTGAGTTGTTCCAGAATTTGTAGTATAACCTGATACTTTATTATCAGTCCTAATTAAATCAAATTCGCTATATTGTGGATATCCACCCCAATTATTAGTTAATAATGAAGTTACAGCATCAACATATGCTAAATTATTAGTAAATGGTTTATAATTTAAAATTGATGAATTTGTAAATCCTGAATATACATTCTTAAAAAGAAAATCAATTTTTGCCGATATCCTAAATATTGATGATGCTTGTCTTTCATCATCAAATAATTGCGCAAGATTATAATTAATATTTCTATCAAATTCATCAAGCTCTTTAATTTTATTTAAAAATGGTACGGATATAAAATTATCAGTGTCTACTGAACTTTTATACTTTAATGAACCTAATATAATTTTAATATCCATCATAATTGTTCAATATTGTTTATATATTTTGTAATAAATTTATTCATTGAAGTTTTACCAATTTTTAATCCAAAATAAAAATGATAAGGTGCACCCACAAGAATATTTTGTTTAAAATTATTTGGCAAATCTGCATTAGAAACTATTTCAGTACCTAAAAACTTAGAGTTATAAATATATCCAGGAATTTCTGTAGAAGGTTTACGGATATCAGATGGGAATGTCGGATTAGATAAACTATTGGCAAATAATCTATCAACAGATTGATATTTTACTGAACTTATTCCATTTTGAGTATTTTTTATTAACCAATCATTTTTTTCATTTCCAAATATTTTTGCAGTATTTTCAATATTCCAATAATAATATGGTACTTTTTGGTCTCTAAATCCATATTTTTGAGATATAAAATTTGTTCTATCATCATAAAAAGTTTCTCTACCTGGAGATAAATAATCCCTATCTAAAGTATTTGCGGAATAAAATATTCCTATGGTTGGTTTATTATTAAATTCACTATATGATATATTTGAATCCGCATAGTTTGCTCCAAAATATGGTATAACACCAAATTCTGAATTTATACTAATTAATTGTGCTAAATCACCATCAATTCTATAATTTTGACGACTAAATAAACTATTAATTGAGCCATCATTAAACTTTAAAAGTTGCTCTAAGAAATTAGTATTAATCAATCTTGAAACCACATACAATTGTACAACATCTGAAATGTCATTATATGTTGTTGATGGTATTGCATCAACAACATACCCTAAATATTCTTTAGCAAAATTCAATTGTTTAATTACATCTGATTTTGGTCCCAAATCTGTGATTGTTGTTGGGTTACCAAGTAATTTTGTGTTAGATGCTGAAAAATAATCTCCAAAAATATTTTTTGGGGCTTCCTTACCATAAAAAGTAGTATTTCCACTAATATATGGTGTTGCACGATAAAAGAAAGAATTACTTTGTTCATGAAAGACTAAATTGTTTTTACAATATCTATAATCAGGTAAACTATTATATTTTGTGTTATTAGGATTGCTTGGATATACATCATCTTTTTGGAATGAATACATATATAAACCACCATTTATCCAATTATTAACAAATGTAAACGATACAACATCTCTACATAAAGCAAATGTAAATCTAAATCTGGAATTCCATTCAATAATATTTTGAATGTCTTTCGTTATATTTAAAATATAAGGTTTTTGAATTATTTTATAACAACCTTCTTTTACTCTTACAGGGTTTTCATTATCTTTACAAGGTGTTTTTACAACAATACCTGTAGATGTTGATTTATAGCATTTTAATGGTACCATACCTTTACAATTAAAGGTTGAACCAACACTATTAGCCAATTGTGGCATTCTTTGAATAAAATCTTCTAAATTGTCATTAGAATCGTCATTACCTAATGATATAACTTCAGAATTACCATTTTGACTAATAACGTATATTGCAAAATTATCATTTAAATTAAAGGCAAATGAATTACTATTATTATCTTGAACAATATCTGAAGTAGGTAATCTATCAGACCTCATAACTAATTTTGGAGCTGGTCCACCAATGCTTGTAGAAATTGTTGAATATTTTGGTGAATACACTCTTGCAGATAATCCACTAATATTACCAATGCTACTTAAATTACTTGCTGCCATGTAAGTTCCACCTTCAATAATCCCTTGTCTTATATTGTTTAAAGAATCAAAAAATATTTGATTATTAACACCATCTTGAACACCATCAGGATTTGTAAAATATTCAACTCTTAAAGCTGTAGCATCAGGTTTGAATAATGCTTGGCTCTTATCTAATGATGAATAATAACTTAACGAATTTGTCGTAACTGAAGTATATGAACCACTTACATTAAAATTATATGGTGTATAAAATATTTTTGATGTTGTATATGATACAATATGTGATTCTGGAGTTTTATAGTCATTAAACCAAGAACCTGAACCAGAATTTGCTTGTATTGGAATATTTAAGAAATATTCACCTTCAACAGTAATTGTATCACTACCTAAAGAATATCCAAATAATTTAGATAAATCGTATTTAATGTTTTGTTTCTCAGTATATGGGTCAACACCACGAGTTAAAATAAGAACATCATAATTTTTCCAAGAGTCAGCCCCAATAGACTTTAAAGGGTTAATATTTACAGTATTTAATGAATTTGTATCAGGATTAAAATATGTTATACTTTGATTCTTATCTAATAAATAATTTTTTAATAATGAATTACCAGCAGTAATTAAATTATTTATTGAATCAGTTGTTAATCCAGTTATAACTTGGAAATATTCAATACCAGTTTTATATAAATATTCTTGCTCAGTAATTGAGCTATTAACACTAAATACTGATGTTCCAATTGTTCCATCAGGTTTAATATATTGTTGATTAATTAATTTAGTGCTAACAGAGGTACCTGTGATAGAATTTGTACCAAATTGATTTAATGTACCACCAGTAATATTTGGGTCATTAAGAATTGTACTATCGTTTGGATTAACAAATGATAATAGTGTACCTGGGGAAAATTGATATGTACTATTTTGGTCTAATAGTAAAATCATTATACTATCAGTAAATGGTAATGTTGAATTATTTACTGTTGTTTGTATAATGTTTTCTTGCGTGAAATATCTACTTCTTAAATTTGCTAAATTTAACGATTGTGATAAAGTAACATCTTTACTTAAATAATATGAATTATTATTATCATTATTACTCACTGAATAGTTTCTAACAATTGGCGTACCCATTTCTTCACCAATCGGATACCCCGCTAAAGCATATCTAAAACCAAATAAATCAGCATTATACTTTTCTTGTTTTTTACTTTGACTTCCAGAATAATTATCAGGGTCCAATCCAACTGGTTGTGTTGAACCTAAATCCCCAACTAATCCTGCCCAGGTAGTATTAGAATTTAAATCAGCTATTGTTGAACCATTTGAACGATTATAAATTGTATAATTTCCAATTTTAAATTCTGACTCATTACCAACAACAGCTAACTGGTCGGTAATTTCATCATCATCTAAATCATCTATATCACATGAACATGTTTGACATTCAGGATAACTTAACATTGGTAATGATAAGCCTTTAAATTTGAATTTAGGAACTAATGGCGTAATTTTAACAAAATATGCAACAGTAATTCCTGCAAATATTGCTGCCAAAACTCCATTAAGTATTGAATCTGCAACATCTGGGGGAACCGTAGCTAAAGAAGTTATTACTGCAGCAGTAAAATAATAAGTCAAATAACCAAACAATGAACCAATAACAGTAAATAATACCCACTTTAAAATTGGCCATAATATAGCTATTAAATGTAATATTGGAATTAATGTAATAATTGTTCTGGTAAATAACGTATTAAAAATATTTAAAATGAAAAATAAAAAGTCAAAATTTCTAACCCCATCATTTACTGGAAACTTATTGTTTTCTGTTTCACAAGTATCATCTAAAATTTCTTTAATACCTAAAAATTTAGCTCTACCACCGCCTTGCCTATACTCATCAATTAATTGTGCAGTTGTATAAACTTTATTATACGCCATTTCATAAAAAAAATCTTCACAATTAATTGCGGCATTTTTATCAGGATAGTCATTCCAATCTAAACTAAAAGCATATGATTTTTGAAATAAATCATAATTAGTAATGCCGATTAATTTTGTTGCTGGGTCAGTTATTGAATCAATCCAGCCATATTCTCTAATTTGTGGAACGATAAAATTTGCACGATTTACTGTACCTTTAATTGCTGTACTTGTACCATTTAATATTGGTGTACCATTTTTATCAGTTTGATATTTAATCTTAAATCTATATTTACCTTTTGTTGGTATTCCAATTTTTGGGTCTGAAGATATTATTTGCTGGCCAAATTCATTAGTTGTTACATATTCTAAATTCATTGGTAACTCAACTAAAAATGAGCCATTTTCATCGATAACTTTACCATCGTTATCTAATAAATGTTGTTCAAGTATTGGGTCACCATTTGAATCTTTAAAAACCGTTTGCCTAATTGCTACAATTTCTCCAGGGCCTGTTACCAAATCACATAAATTACCTTGTCTATTTTTAATATTACAATTTTTACCCAAATATTTTGTATCGGATGATGAAAAAATTGAGCCCATAAAAACAGCTGTTGGTTGAATTTCAATATTAGCTTCATTTGTCAAATCAAAATCTGACCTTGTAATACCAATTTGACATACATCATCTTGACCCCAAAATGGTGAAACTTCAATAACTTTATTTATTACAACAATTTGTGGTAACTCATTAAAGTTTGGTGACGATTTAAAATTTAAACCATCAATTTGTGACTCATTACCAATACCTAATCTAATAATATCTTGAGGTGATAATGAAAATTGACCAATATCAGATAAATCAACATTCATTACAATTGTTTGAGTACCAACAGGTACTCCAAAAATCATATAATCTCCACTATCATTAGTTGTTACAGTATATTTATAATATTTATCATATAATTCTATAACATTCTGGTCATTAATTGCATCTAATCTTGATGGAAAAGTCCCCGTTGGTACATGTCCAGGATATGATGGAACATAAGGTAGTAAATTAAATTTAAAACCATCTTCATTAACATCTGAAACTGTTTTGTATGGGTAAATTGTTGATATTAATGGGTTATTCTCATCTTCATTACTTATTGGTATAAATATTGAAACTTTAGCGTTTGGAACCCCAAATCCGCCATTACAAAATACTCTACCAGTAATTACTCCATAATCAGCGCAAGAACGTATATATACATCATCTTGTCGTATTTTAAGTGATAAAATTTCAAGTTGTTCAAAATCTTGTTCTAATAATATATTAATATTTTCATTTGAACCAACTTTGGTTCTAATTCTATACGATTTACCCATTATTAATTTAAATTAATTTACTAATAAATAGTAAGAAATGAGAAATCTTAAATAGATTATTGAATGCTGATAGTCTTAAAATTTTTAACTCTAACCGTAATATCTTTATTAGGAAATCTTATTTGATATATTTGATTTGGTAATGCAAAAATGTTATTATCAACAAATGAAATTTGTTTAGTTGCATTGTCAGAATATGTCATTGAAGTTTCTGATGATGAATATTGTCCACCAACGAGATTAAAAACTTTTATTTCTCCCAAAGATAATACACCATTTTGCCCCTGAACAATCCTTGTCAATTCAGAAATATTAACGTTTTGTCCTAATTGTCTGACAGCAGGATTAAAATAATTAGATATTGTATCAATAATTGATGATATGACAACCCCCTGGTTTTGTGTGCTGTCTAAAACAACTGAAAGTTCCATACCTAAATCAATAACTTCTGCAGTTTCAATTGAAATATAATCATTAAGCATCCTATAATTTGATAAATAGGTTGCTATATTATTAATTAAAGTATTCGACACAATTTGTGTTAATGACCCTGAAGCATCATATGATAAAATTTTAACTTTAACTTTATTATCTTCCTCAAGAATTGCAACTTTAGCTGGTGCCCCAAACTGTGAAGGCATTTTTCTAATTATTGATTCATAATCATTAATTGTAACTGCTCTATTTTGTGCGGCAAAATTAAAAGCCACAAAATTTCTAATCTCTTCAATTGTTGGTAAACCACTACCACCAATCGCTGCAGTAATATTATTACACCTTAGTGAACTTATAACTGAAGAATTTAGAATTTCTGATGGTCCATTTACAAAAAATGATACAGTACCGATTTGATTAATTACATTAACACCAACGTTTGTCGCTAATCCACCACCAACACGATACTGAATAAATAATGTTGTATTAGGTTGCAATGCACTACCCAAAGAAAAATTATTTAAATATCTTTCCATAGGCTGAACATTTAGACCAGTTCTTGCAAATTCTCTTAATTGTTCTTCGGCAGAAGTATTTCCACCACCAAATGTTAATTTATAAAAACCCTCTGGAGTATATTCAGTAATAAATTTGTTATTTGTTGTTATATATTTACCAACTTTTAATCCTGCTTGGTCTGTTGGTTTAGTTGGGTCTTCAATAAAAACCTTATCTTGAATCAAGGCATCAACTTCATACCATTTACCAACAGATGAAAGAAACTCTTGTGCTGTTGGTACATTTGCATAATTTGTCCCGTCTTTTTGTATTACTGAAGTCACCCCCAAAACATTTTTTTCAGGTAAAAATAATTCAAGAAATGGTTTTACATCAGCAGGTGTAATTACTTGTTTAAAAACTTTAGTTACACCATTTACAACAATTTCACGTTTAGTTATTGTATAATTAATTAAATTACTATTGGAATCAAAATTAGGAATTTTTAATCTATTAGGAAAACCTTCAGCATTATATGGTGATGAAAAATCAATATCATTAACTGTTTCAAAAATTTGACCAGCACCAAAAACTTGAGCTCCACGTCTTAATAATCCTTCATACCTTTCATCATCTTTATCACCATTTGCAGGAACTGTTATTGAAAAATCAACGAGTGCTACTGATGGTCTTTGACCTGGAATTTTTAAACCATAAGTTCTGGCAATATTAAAAATTGAGGATTTTTGTTGAGCAAATTGTAAAACAGTTTCTTGAATACTTCTATCAATATGATAATGTAAATTATCTGCTATTGCAGCATTAAGGTCTAAAAATGCTGAATATATTGCCGCATCATTGAAATTATCTATTAAATCTGGATAATATATTCTTGTAAAGTTGATTAATTCAGTTCTTAAAGATTGAAAATCTCTGACAGTATACGATATTCTTTTTTCAGCCATTATGGTTAAATATTAATAATTAAAAAGTCTTTAGAATTAAATACATCATTTGTTATAGCATATTCTATTCTAACTTTTGCAGTGTATTCATTCTTATTTGCTGATGGTAATAAAAATTCACGATTAATATCATTACCATTTGTTGTTATTATTGAATCAGTTTCTTCAGATTCTAAAGCAGTTATTTCAATATTAGTTATTCTTAATTGTGGTAAATACTTTTCACAAGATTCTTTTATATCTGATTCAATAGATGTAAATGTTGGCGAATCTAATGGGTCAAAAATAAATCCATATAAATTAGTACCAAAGTCTGGTAAAAAATATCTTGAACCTTTTTTTGTTAATAATAAATGAATTAAATTCGCCCTAATTTCATCATTTGCAGTCTCAGTTAATTTTAGATACTGACCTTTATCTGAAATATTAAATGGGAAATCAATTCCATATGTTTTTCCATTTGCCATATGTATATAAATATACTGAAACAATTTTTTTTATAAATAAAAAAAACCGCAGTTTGCGGTTTTTTAAATTATCTAAAGTTATCCATTTTATGACGAACAACCAAAACAATCAAACGGTGAATTTTCAGGTTTTGATGGTAAATTCATATATGTGTAATCAACTTTAGGTGTTTCTGGCAATTCTTGCTTAACTTTTGAAATATCAAAAGCTAAATGTTTAGCACCTGTTGATATTGCTTTAGTTCTAACATAATAACACATTGTTTTTAAACCTTTTTCCCAAGAATAAAAATGTGATGATGAAATTTTAGATAACGTTGGATTTGCCATATAAATGTTCATAGACTGTGATTGGTCAATGAATGGTGCCCTATCAGCAGCCATTTCAATTAATGACTTTTGTGAAATTTCCCAAATTGTTTTATACTTATTAATTAAATGCTCAATTCTTGAAATTTTAAAATTGTATTTTTTATCATCTTGTTCAAGATAATTATTAAAATTTATATTTTGAATTGAACCATCATTCATTATAATTTCATTCTTTAATTCCTCACACCATATACCAATTTTTTCAAAATCGTTAATTAAATATTTATTAACAATCATAATTTCACCACCAACAACTCTTCTATTAAAGATTGCAGAATGTGCGGGTTCTGTCATCTCATATGAACCTGTTATTTTAGCGGAAGAGGCTACAGGCATCTGTGCTGTAAACAATGAATTACAAACACCATATTTAATAACCCTTTCTTTTAAAAGTTCCCAATCCCATCTTCCTGACAAGGATTTGGAATCAAGTCCCCACATATCAAATTGAAATACACCATTTGACATTGGTGAACCTTTAAAATATGAATATGGCGCATAATTTCCTTCAATACATAATTCATTACTTTCAGTTATTGCAGCAAAATAAATAGTTTCAAAAATCTCTTTGTTTAATTTACGAGCTTCTTCTGAATTAAAAATATAATCAAGAATAAAGAATACGTCAGCTAAACCTTGTGTACCTATAGCAATAGCTCTTTGTTCAAGGCCACCTTTTGAACCTTTTACAGTTGAATATGCATTAATATCAATAACATGATTTAAAGCCCTAACAACTTTTCTTGTTTCTTCAAATAATAAATTATGATTAAACTCACCATTAATAATATAATTTTTTAATACTAAAGATGATAATGTACATATTGCTGTAGTTTTTTCATCAGTATATTGATAAATTTCATTACATAAATTAGATTGCTTAATTACTCCAATATTTTGATGGTTTGTTTTATTATTTGCATTATCTTTTGAACATAAATATGGAACACCCGTTTCAACTTGAGATTCGATAATTTTTGTCCAAACATCTTGGGCCTTAATTTTTTTACCTAAGCCTAAATCAACAGCTTTTTTATAATTAAGTTCATACTCTTCACCATAACATTCTTGTAAAGGTTTAATTCCAGCTTTTATAATATCGTTGGGGCAAAATAAATACCAATCTGAATTATTTTTAACAGCATTCATGAAATTATCTGGTATCCATAAAGCGGTAAATAAATCACGAGCCCGTAATTCTTCAGCACCTGTGTTTTTCTTAATATCTAATAAATCAAAAATATCTTTATGCCAAGGTTCAATATAAATTGCTGCAGAACCTGGTCTTCTACCTTGCTGATTAAAAAAACGTAAAGATTCATTTATAATTTTTAAATACTTAAGCAAACCTCCAGAATGTCCCCCAGATGTTGAAATTCTACTTTCTTTACTTCTAATATTAGACATGCAAAGGCCAATACCAGCAGCATGTGCCGAGTATGTTGAAACATCATCAAGAGTATTTAATAATCCATTTCGAGAATCTTCATCATTATAATGTAAAACACATGATGCCAATTGTGGAATATTAGTTCCTGAATTGATAATTATTGGCGTTGCTGGTGAAATCAATTGCTTAGACAATGAATTATAATATACTATAGCCTCTTCTAAATTATTAGTTACCCATAATGCAACACGCATATACATATGTTGTGGTCTTTCAAATGATGTACCATCAGATTTTCTTAACAGATACATTTCTCTTAATGACCTCCAAGCAAAATAATCAAAATTGTAATCATTATTATGATTAATTAATGAATCAATATTATCAGCACCATATTCATTAATAATTTCAATTAATTTATCATTAATAACACCTTCACTGTTCAAAATATTCATAGTTTCACTAAAACTATCTAAAGTTTCTTTATGGTATGAAGATATTGCAATACTTGCTGCTAAACGAGAATAGTCATGATGACTACCAGTATATGATGCTGATATTTCATAAATTAATTTATCCAATTCTTTTGTTGAAATTTCACCTTCAGTTGGTAATGATGTGACAACTTTAATAAAAATTTCTTCAGAATTTACATTTAAGGTTTTAGCAGTTCTTTTAATTCTGTTATAAATTTTTTGAGGATTAAATGAGTGTAATTCCCCGTTTCTTTTAATTATTCTTAATGACATCATTTTTAAAAATCTTCTGTAAATGTTAATGTTTCGTTTAATTTAGCTTTTTGATATTCAATTGTTCTTGATTCAAAGAAATTTCCTTTAGTTTCAATTGCAATCTGTTCCATAAATTTGAATGGTTGCTCAACGTTAAATACTTTATTACAACCCAATTTAATTAATAAACCATCTGTTATAAACTCAAGATATTGTCTCATTAAATTTTGATTCATACCTATTAATGAAACTGGTAAAGATTCAGTAATAAACTCTTTTTCAATTTCAAGTGCTGAAAGTAAAATATCTTTTATAACTTTTTCACTTGGCTTATTTTGTAGATGGTTATTTAAAAGATGAATAGCAAAATCACAATGTAAATTTTCATCTTTAAAGATTAAAGCATTTGCATTACATAAACCTTGCATAATTCCTCTTGATTTTAACCAAAAAATTGAGCAAAATGACCCTGAAAAAAATATGCCTTCAACAGCAACAAATGCAATTAATCTTTCTTCAAATGATGCATTTTTAATCCAATTGAGAGCCCATGATGCTTTTTTCTTAACTGCAGGTAATCTATCAATAGCATTAAAGCACTCATTTTTTTCATTAGGATTTGATACATAAGTATCAATTAATAATGAGTACATTAAACTATGAATATTTTCCATCATTAATTGAAACCCATAAAAAAACTTGGCTTCAGGATATTGAACTTCTCTGTAGAAGTTCTCAGCCAAATTTTCATTAACAATACCATCTGATGCCGCAAAAAATGATAAAATATTTTTTATGAAGTATTTTTCATTTTCTGATAAGTTTTCCCAATCTCTAATATCATTAGATAAATCAACCTCTTCAGCAGTCCAAAATGCTGACTGATGCTTTTTATAATACTCCCAAATATCATTATGTTCAATAGGGAATATTACAAACCTATTCGGATTTTCTACTAAAATTTTTTCCATATATATAATTATTGTTGTGTGCGTAATTTTCGCTTTTCCATTAAATCTTTTATTCTATTTTTATTTTCCTCTTCTTTTTTGTCTTCAAAACCTAAAAAAGTCATAGAATTTTCAGTATCAATTTCAAGCATTTCATTATCAAATTTACAATTTTCAAAAATTATTCCATCGGAACCAATCCTTGATTTAGTAATAGCAATTGTTGCCAGTTTTTGTTCTTTCTGTTGTAGTGTTTTAGCAATTGTTATAATAATATGACCAACTTGTGCTTTCTTAATTGTACCACCCATTTGGTCATGATTAACAACCTCTGAAGATATTGAACCTCGATTACCTTGGGTTGCTGTCCAACCTGCAATATCTAACTCATGACACATAGCCTCAAATTTTCTAATCACGGTACCTTCACTCTTCCACTCATCACCTTGAATATCTGGAACTACACAATCAATATAATCCAATAAAACAATATCAATATTATTACCATCAGCAATTAACTTTCTAATTTCATTTTTAATTTGCGTCATAGTCATACTATCTGATGAATATTTTACTAAATGTAATTTATTCTTAGCATTACCTTCAATTTCAGAAATTTTTTGTAAAACTTCTTCCTTTCTATATGATAAATCGTCTGGACTAATTTTTGTCCAAAGTGTATAATGTTTACGTTTAATAATTTTTGGATTATCTTCAAAAAATATTTGTAAAACATTATATCCCAAGTTAAATGCATGGTTTGAAAACTTAGTTAAAATAGTACTCTTACCAACTCCTGTTGGCGCAAGGATAAGACCAACTTCCCCTTTAGCCAAACCACCTTTCATTAAATTATCTAATGCTTGAATACCTGTTGGTATAGGATTTCGATAATCTTCGCTTAAAACATTATCTAAATCTGAAAATACGTTGTCAAGATTTCGTCTAACATCGCCAACTTGTAACGCATCCCTAACCATACTTTCAAGAACATCATAATTCTCAAAATCACCATTATCGATTAATTTTTGTGCAGATTCTAAAACTTTTTGTAATTCTTGCTGCTTGCAGAATTTAGTAGCTTTTGTCTTTACAAAATCAACACCTTCACATGTAACATCTTTAATTTTCTTTATTGTATCTAATACAATATTTAACGCTAATTCTTGTTTTATTTCAGATTTTGAAATTTGTTCTAAAGTATTAAAAGATGGTGAAGAATCATACTTTAAATAATATTCCTTAACCATTTGAATAATTATTTTGAAATATTTATTCTCAAAATAATTAACTTTTAATACTTCAAGTATTGCTCTTGCAAATTCTTTATCAAGAATTATTTGATTGATTAGCTGTAATTGAAAATTCTCACCTAAATAATTAAAATTTTTATCAGAATTCATTTATATTTTTTTTTATTGGTTGAATTAACCAGCTAAATTGTAATTAAGATATGTGTAAGTCAAGTTTTTTGATGAAAAAATTTCAACAAGATTTTTCATAATTTCCTTAACTTTAGGTCTCAAATCAACAGT